GTTAGAAATTCTTCATACCAATCCATATTAACCCCTTAAAATTTTGATTAAGTCATCAAATGACGTAGTTTCGCCCATGAGCTTATCTGCAACATCTAGGGCTGTATTTTGCTTGCTTTTTGCTTCTTCGGCAAGTTGTTCTATCTCTGCGCCGGGTTTAACGACACTCAATGGTTTGTACTCTTCTTCAACCAAATCACCTTCCTTGGTAATTTTTTGCTTTTTAGAAGTAAAGTCCTTGCCGTAATAGAACACATTGGCAAGTTGCGGGATGCCAGCAGCGGCAAGTGCCTGTTGTACCTGCGGGAAGTTTAAGCCTAAGTTTTGTCCACTTGCCTTAGTTGTTACCGGAGTTCCAGTTGTTGTAACTACTCTAGTTGTAGTAGGCGCAATAGTAGTTGTAGGCGGTATTGTTGTCGTCGGGCCAACTGTTGTTGTAGGCGGTATCGTTGTAGGCGGTACGGTTGTAGGCGGTACGGTTGTAGGCGGTACGGTTGTAGGCGGTACTGTAGTCCCCGGAATAGTTGTAGGCGGTACGGTTGTAGGCGGTACAGTTGTTGTAGGGCCAACCGTAGTTGTAGGTGGTACGGTTGTTGTAGGTTTAATTGTTGTAGTTGGAGGCGCACCCGTTGTCAAAGGCGGGAAAGTAGTTGCTGGCTTAAGTGTTGTAGCTGGAGCCTGTGTTGTAGCTGGAGCCTGAGTAGTGGCTGGAGCCTGTGTTGTAGCTGGCTTAAGTGTTGTAGCTGGAGCCTGTGTTGTAGCTGGAGCTTGTGTTGTAGCTGGAGCCTGAGTAGTCTTGGGAGCCAATGTAGTAGCTGGCTCAAGCGTAGTCTCAGGAGAAAGCGTGGTCTTGGGAGCCAATGTTGTAGCTGGCTCAAGCGTTGTCTCAGGGGCTAAAGTCGTTGCAGGCGCGACAGTAACAACGGGTTTAAGCGTAGTTTGGGGAGCCAATGTCGTTGCAGGTGCAAGTGTTGTCGCAGGTGCAAGCGTAGTAGCTGGATAAGTAGCAGGATTTAATGGATCAAATGCAGGATCATCTATTGGATCAGGCCAAGTGGTTGGATCATCAATCGTAAAAGGTTTGGTTGTTACAGACGGCGCTAAAGTTGTAGCAGGAGCCTGTGTTGTGGCTGGAGCCGCAGTAGTTGCAGGGTACGTATTAGGATTTAATGGATCAAATGCAGGATCATCTATTGGATCAGGCCAAGTAGTTGGATCATCAATAGTAAAAGGTTTAACTGTTGTTACAGGAGCCGCAGTTGTAGCAGGAGCCTGTGTTGTAGCTGGGGGTGCAGTAGTTTCTGGAGCCGCAGTTGTAGCTGGGGGCGCAGTAGTTTCTGGGGGCGCGGTAGTCGCTGGAGCCTGTGTTGTTGTAGGTTTTGTTGGCAAAATACCGGGCGGTAAACCGGGAGGCTCAAAACCTATAATCCTGTAATAGTCTCTTAAAGTAACAGGACTTCCATTCTCGTCTGTGTAATAGACTTCATCTAATGTATTTTGCCAATTTTGAACTTCTTCAGTTGTGTCTGTGTAATCTCCGGGCTGTACAACATACGGTGTCGTTGCAGGTGCAAGCGTAGTGGCTACAGTTGTAGCTGGAGATTTAGTAGTGGCGGGGGTCTTTAAATCGTCTATTGTTACTAACCCAGATTCACGCAAACGCTTTAATGTCGCGTCCTCATCTGCATTTAGATTGGGTGAATAAGTGCCCAACGAAATAGCAGTGCCTAATACCCTAGCAATAGAGCTACCAGCAGCAGTCAGCACATTTTCTAAAGCCGTTAGTTTTGTAGCATAGTTGGGGTCATTAGCCGCAGCTTGTACAAGACGAAGCAGTGGAGAATTAGTTGCCGCAGTCGCGCCAGCCGCAGGAGCAGCTACAGCCGCCAAGCCAGCAACATCGTAACTATTTAAAATTTGTTGCGCTTGCGAAGCGTAATCAGTATTACCCGCAAACAAATTATTAATATCGTTTAAGCGTACTTGATTGCCATCAGCATCAACACCAACCACAGGATTATTGATGTCATCATTAACGGTAGCAACTGTTACAGAAGGCGCAAGAGTTGTATTTGGCTGTCCGGTACTATTAAATAAAGAAACCGCTTGGCTTAAAGCATTGGGATTTCCAGATTCAGCAGCTTGTAAAACAGCGAGCGCTCTGCCAGCAAGCACTGTGTTAGGACTGTTAATTAACGCCCCAGCATTAGCAATAACACTAGCATAGTTACCGTTTTGTGTGGCTCTATACAAGTTAGCAGCGCTGATAGCATCTTTGGCTGTATAACTACCAATTGTGAGATTGTTTGCCCCAAAGTAATTCTGCAAGTCAGAGTTACTCATTAAGGCTGTCAAAGCGCCCAAACCATTACCAGAATCTATTGCTTGACCAACACGAAGGCCGGTGTTGATGTTTTCCATTCCCGGAATCATCCCCGTCGCACCAATAACAGCATTTGCTATATCGCCGGTTCTAACAGCATCAGCAACATTAAGAGCCGCAAGAATTGGCCCTGCGCCGGGAATAAAAGACAGACCTAGTTTAAGTAGTTGTAAATTACTTATGCCGGGGTTATATGGCGTTTGACTTAATATAGCTCCATCGTCTTTGCGAACAAAATTCATGAAACGTCCGTCAGCGGAACGTATCCAACGTGCGTACTCTTGAGGCAATTGAGCAATCTGTGTCTCAATATCATCGCCTTCAATAACTTTTTGTCCAGCAGATCCAGTTAAAGCAGTAGATGCTTTTGTATAACCAGTTGTTGTTGTAGGCGCTACTGTAGTTGTAGGCGCTACTGTAGTTGTAGGCGCTACTGTAGTTGTAGGCGCTAATGTTGTTACAGGAGCCTGTGTTGTTACAGGAGCTTGTGTTGTTACAGGAGCCTGTGTTGTTACAGGAGCCTGTGTAGTTACAGGAGTCTGTGTTGTTACAGGAGTAAACGTTGTTACAGGAGCCTGTGTTGTTACAGGAGTAAACGTTGTTACAGGAGCCTGTGTAGTTACAGGAATAGAAGCAATTCCCGTATTTGCCCAATAAGGCGTTACATTAGCTTGTGTAAAAAAACTGTTTACAGCGTCTTCACTAAAATTTGTAGCACGGGCTAAGTCCGCCGCAGAAACATTAAACTGTTGAGCTGCATTAGCAATTGCAGCGGGATTACCAATGTTTGCCTGCACATACGCAAGAATGTCAGCATCAGATACGGTTGGGGTTGTACCTTCAAATACATCTTTGCCAAATTGTTGGTCAAAATAATCAATAGCCATGTTTTAACCTTAAGGCGGCGTTGGGCGCGGGTCAGGTAACTTAGCAATAAAGTTAACTGCCATGACTACTGAAGCTGCGGCTGGATACGGGGCAGATGCCGGAATAGATTCTAGCGTTACAGCAGTGTTGTCTGCACCCCATTGCATCTCAATGTATTCATTAGCCGCCAAGTCAATGTTGAAGTTCCAAGACACATTCATGTGATTGTCAGAACCTTCAACGGTATATTTATGGGCAGAATATCCAATCGTAACGTTGTTGCGTTTAATCCAAATCTGCACATCTTTGGCTGAAGCATTTGTACTCTTTAACTGAGCCGACAACTGGAAGTTATACACCCCGCCTACAGCCACCTCAATTTTAGAAGTGCTGGCAGTCTGTAGGGCCACATTGTTGTTCAGGTATGTGACGTTGAATGTGATTGGGTAGCCCGTATCTACAGCGGCTAAAGTCTGATCTACGGTGCTAAAGAACAACCCATTAGGGTTGTTAATCAAACCGGGGTCAATTGATTCGGATGTCATCAACTGCGTGGTTAACGCATCAATCCTGTTGAAGTACAGACGCAAGATGTTTAACATCTGGTCAAAATATATACGGTTGTACTCTTCCGGAGGCAACGGCAAGTTAGGTGCGGCTACCTTGTTTAAATCAAAATCGGTGGTAACAATAAAGCTCATCGTCTGCCGTCCGGTCTGATGTCAATACGGGTAGCGCCCAACTGCCACGTTGTTCCAAGGTTTGTAGAACTTACCTTCAAGATAAGCTGACGACCACGAACCCTTGTGTTAATTTGACCTGTAAAGCCTTCAGTCACCGTGTACTGAGCGCCCGTTTGTTTAGTGACATTACCTGTTACCGCCGTGCCAGTTCCAGAGCCTGAGTTCTGCAAGGGGTAGAGCGTGTAAACAACTTCTGGCGTAGGAGATGCATCTGAGCCTGAGAACGTCAGGTCAGGCAACATACGATATATAAATCCAAATCTGTCGCCATCATCAATGTCAAACTCTGAGGATGAGATGTAAGCTTCAATACCTGCTGGCGTACCCGTCTCGTTATTGTCTAAGCCAAACTCTTGATCGACCAAGTTGTAGTTGTACGTAGCAGCAATAGGAAAATCTCTTAGCCCGGAGTCAAGCCAAGCTGTGCGCTCCATCGTGCCGTAGTACCAGATTTTTTCAAGGTAGTTGTACACCACATAACGATTGGCAATCAAGCTACCAGCCGAGCAATAGAACCACCAGATTTCGTTAAAACCCTCATTGGTGCTGGCAAACACTTGTTGGTTTTGCTGAAGATTGATGTCTTGATATACGTATCTACGCAGGTCGCATGGCAGTGTTTGTAAGCGTCCATCGTACAGATAGAACTTATCTACACCCATCCAGTACACCACGCCAGAAGCTTGGGTTGCTGCGTTTTGACCAAGGATAGAGATGTTATCTCCCATCAATTGGCTAGACCAAACCACTGGCGGGCCAATGTATTGGAGAGAATAGATGGCAGAATCAGTCCACACCAAAATTTCTTGACGGGTTTGAACGGCAGTCACAATGCTAGAGCCGTGCGATAAAGTAACACTACCAGCCTGATTGGTTGCAGAAGGTGTCCAATTAACCACAGACTCCTGATCCGACCAGCGAATCAACATGGGGTTTTGTACTGTAGAAGCGTAATCATTACAGCCAAACGCAAACACAAAGCGACTTACATCAGATACAAAAACAAAGTTCTGAATGATTGGGCAGTCTGATGCGCCCGACAGACTGACGATGTTTACACCATTAGGCATGATGTAATGATCACCAGATTGCGTTCCTGTCGTGGTAATAGCCGCCCCGCCAACAGTAGCCGCTAAGTTAAAAGTATTACCACTAGAGTTAATGACGTAATAGATGGTTCCGGGGGTCAGTCCTGTAGGCAACTCAGACGGATAGCCGCTGTTAGTAAGGATGACTGGAGAGCCATTTGGTAAGTTAAAAGCGGCAGTAACTACCGCAGGAGAAGCTATGCTGACCGTAGCCAAGGATGGAGCTACGCCATAACCAGCATCCCAATAATAGATTGGGCCACCACGGAAACCATAAACTAAGTCTTCACCAAAGTTGTTCTGACTCCACAACCTAATCGCAGATGTTGACGTACCGCCAAAGCCCCAAGTTCCTGCGCCCCATGTACCAGCACCCCAACCGGCTAGTGGGATCTCGTATGCATCACCTGTATTGATTTGATAGATAGCATTAACAGTTGAACCGCCACCAGACGCAACAGTAGAAGTAGCCGCAGTGGTTGCAGTAATTGTGTAAGTATTGGCATCAACGTAAGTAATTGAATACTCACCGTTTAAATCAAGGCCACCTACAGGGGCTACGTTGCTAAACGTTACAAAGTCACCTGTAATTGCACCGTGGGATGCGTCTGTAACGGTAACCAAAGTAAGCAGGTTAGTTGTGGCAAACGGGTTATTTAGGATAGCTCCTGCCCGAATAGGCGTAATATCGTTGTACTCACCGCCTAGCTCAAGATAGAACTTTAAGTTAGTGCCTACTCCGATTAGGTTTAAGTTGTCTAGCGTGATCCAGTTCCACAAAGAACGGCACAAACCTTGGAATACAGATGTAGATATACGTGCCCAGCCACCGATCTTTTCAGGCGTACCTTGGCGGAACCGCACTTTGTCGGACTCATACCAGCCACCTTCGTTTGCATAACGGGTGTTCTCCCGGTTAACTCCCGGCTTTAGTACGAGTTTCTTAAGTGCCATCGGTAGTCCTAGGATAAAAACAGTGCTTTTTCAGCGTCCCTGCGCTTCTTTAGCCCTAGTAGTATTTTGCCACCAGCCATGCAATACAGCAAGAGGGCATCTGCCGCACCTTCCCAATCACCACGGTTAATTTTCATCCGAATAGAAGAACGCTGAAAAGCCCCCACTCCGGCGTTGAAGGCAAAGCTGACACACGCGTCAAAAGCGCCTTGACGACCAGATAAAGCGGGAGCAAGTCGTAGAACACCACGTTCAGTAGGGACGACATCATCTGTGAATAGTTTCTCGATCTCTTCTTTAGTCCAGACACGATTGTCCTCCGGCTTTAATGGCATCTCTTTGCGGATCATCCCTGCGTAGTCGTTTACACGCACAACGGGTAGTTTAATCTGGTCTTGGTACAGCACATGACCATAACCAATTGTCCAGATATGGGCCGGGCAAAGGTACGGCTTAGTGCGATACC